TGTCTTCATCTGAGGCTTACTTACTTTATAAATCAATGTTGTCTGACTACATTGCTTTAGAGGGTACTCGTTACCCTGAGAATCAGGAGTTTGTGGCAGTATGAGCCAACAAATTCAAACATACAGCATCTCAGCCCCCGCATATTATGGGCTGAATACTCAAGACTCGCCTCTTGATTTAAATGCTGGATTTGCTTTGGTTGCAACTAACTGCATCATTGACCAATATGGTCGTATTGGTTCACGCAAAGGTTGGTCAAGGGTTAACTCATCTACTGGTAACTTAGGCTCAAATGATGTCAAGGTCATCCATGAGTTAGTTCAGACTGATGGAACTTTGACTGTATTGTTTGCTGGAAACAACAAGATTTTTAAGTTGGGTTCTAGTAATGCAGTTACCGAACTTACCTATGGTGGCGGTGGTACTGCACCAACTATCACCGCAAGCAACTGGCAGTGTGCATCATTGAATGGCATCACTTACTTCTTTCAGTCTGGTCACAATCCATTGATTTATGACCCTGCTGTATCGACTACTACATATCGTAGAGTGTCTGAGAAGACAGGATACCAAGCTACTGTTCCTGATGCTGACATTGTTATTTCAGCATTTGGTCGTTTATGGGCGGCTAACACAACATCAAACAACTCTACTGTTTACTTCAGTGATTTGATTTCTGGTCATGTATGGTCTACAGGTACTGCTGGATCACTGAATGTAAATAATGTGTGGGTGAATGGTGCTGACCAGATCACTGGTTTGGCGGCTCACAATGGTTTCTTGTTTATCTTTGGTAAGCGTCAGATTCTGGTCTATCAAGGTGCAACTTCACCATCCACTATGTCTATTAGTGACACTGTTGAGGGCATTGGTTGCATTGCCCGAGACAGTATTCAGACTACTAGCACTGATGTATTGTTCTTGTCAAATTCTGGTGTCAGATCGTTGATGAGAACAATTCAAGAGAAGTCTGCTCCTGAGAGAGACTTGTCTAAGAACATTCGTAATGACCTGATGGGTGCTGTGGCTGGTGAAACATTGTCTAACATCAAGTCTGTTTATTCAGAGCGTGAAGCATTTTATCTGTTGGTAACTCCAAGCATTGATACAACTTGGTGTTTTGATACCAAGGCTTATTTGCCTGATGGTGCGGCAAGGGTAACTACTTGGGACTCCATTACACCTAAGTCTTTCTTATCTCGTAGGGATGGAAGTCTGTACATTGGTCAAAATGGTTATGTAGGTTATTACAACACTTATCAAGATTACCAATCTGCATATCGTATGTTGTATTACACAAACCATGCTGACCTTGGTAATCAGAATGTAACTTCAATTCTGAAAAAGCTCTCTATTGTTGTTATTGGTGGTACAAATCAAACAGTAACATTTAAGTGGGGTTTTGACTTCAAGACAAATTATTTGTCTGACAACGCAACAATTCCAACCCAAGGTGTTTCTTATTATGGTGTTGCCGAATATGGAGCAAATGCCACAACCATTGCTTACTATTCTGATGGTGTTGCTCTACAAACACTGGTAGTTGCGGCATCAGGAGCAGGTAAGGTTGTGCAAACAGGTTACGAATCAGACATCAATGGTTCGGCATTGTCTATTCAGAAGATTGAAATTCAAGCCAAAAATGGAAAAATGACTTAAAGGAATATTATGAGTGATTACACCAAAAGCACAAACTTTGCCTCAAAAGACAATTTGTCTTCTGGCAATCCTTTGAAGATTGTCAAAGGTACTGAGATTGATACAGAGTTCAATAATATTCAAACTGCTATTGCCACAAAAGCAGATTTGGCAAGTCCTACCTTTACTGGTTCTCCTGTACTTCCCACAGGAACAACTGGAGTCACTCAATCATCAGGTAATAGCTCGACTGCATTAGCAACAACTGCTTTTGTTCAAGCCGCAATTGCTTTGCTATATCCAGTTGGTTCAATCTACACAAATGCAACTAATAGTACAAACCCTGCAACATTGCTTGGATTTGGTACTTGGACTGCATTTGGTGCTGGTCGTGTCATGGTTGGCTTTGACTCAGGCAATGCGTTGTTTGACACTGCTGAAGAAACTGGTGGTAGTGCAGATGCAATTGTGGTTAGCCATACTCATACTGCGACATCAACTGTTACAGACCCTGGGCATTTACACAGATCATTAAATTATGGTTCTGCCTCTAGTGGCGCTGGTGCAAATGGTATTGTGGGTCAAGGAGGAGGTACAAATTACGACTCATTAACAAATACAACAGGCATTACTGTGGCAACAACCAATGCTTCAACTGGTTCAAGTGGCACAAATGCTAACTATCAGCCGTACATTACTGTTTATATTTGGAAACGCACAGCATGATGATGCAAGACCCAGAATATCGCATTACTCATCACTTCAGTGATGGGTTGTATGCTAAAGAGTCATTCTTTACTGCTGGAATGACTATCTTGAAGCATACGCATGACTTCAGTCATTTGTCGATATTGGCTCATGGAAAAGTTGCTGTTTTGCGTGGTACTGAGATTGATATTTTCTCTGCGCCAGCGTGTATTGAGATTGAAGCAGGGTTGACTCATGGAGTCAAAGCGATAACAGATTGTGTTTGGTTTTGTATTCATGCCACTGACGAGAAAGACCCGTCTAAAGTGGATGAGATTTTGATTAAAGGGGAATGATATGCCAATATATGCCGCCACAATATTAGGAGGTGCGTCACTATTAGGTGGTGCGATGCAGAGTAGAGCCGCTAAAAGTGCGGCTGAACAATCTGCTCAAGCACAACTAGAGGCGGCACGAATTGGCGCTGAAGCCGCTAAATTTCGCCCTGTTGGGATAACAAGTCGTTACGGCACTTCAAATTTCCAGTTTGACCCTAGTGGTTATTTAACTGGTGCTGGTTACACAGTCAGCCCTGAGTTAAAGGCTTATCAAGACCGATTACAGGCTTTAACTGAGCAGGGATTGACTCAGGCTGAGATGGCACAGCAACAATATGCTCCACTTCAGCAAAGTGCGGCTGGCTTATTTGGTTTGGGTCAACAGTATCTACAGCAAACTCCTGAACAGGTTGCGGCTAAATATATGCAACAACAACAGGATTTGCTTGCCCCTAGCCGTGAAAGACAAATGGCTCAGTTGCAGAATCAGTTGTACCAAACAGGTCGTGGTGGTTTATCTGTAGGTGCTACAGGTGCTAGACCTAGCGGTGCGGCTGGATTGGGAGCAACTACTCCTGAGATGGAGGCTTACTACAACGCATTGGCACAACAAGACTTGCAATTAGCTTCACAGGCTCAACAGGCTGGTCAACAGAATGTGGCATTTGGCACAGGTTTATTGGGTTCTGGTGCTGGATTGCTTGGACAGTATCAAGCTGGTCAGGTTGGCGCATTAAGCCCATTCAGTTCCTATTTAGGTGCTGGTTCTACCATTGAATCTCTTGGTCAGCAACCTTTGGAAATGGGTTCTGCTTTAGGCGGTCGTGCGGCTACTGCTGGTGCTAATGTTGGTCAATCTTTGCTTCAAGGTGGAATTGGTGCGGCAAGAACAATCCAAGGTGCGGCTGGTAGTGGTATTGGACTTGGTTTGATGAACTTGGGCAGAAGTCCTGAGTTTGGTACTGGTGTTGCTAATTGGTGGAAACAACAAGATTTTGGCTTTGGTGGTGGTTCTCCTACAACTGCGGCTGGATATAACATTTCTCCAAATGTTTGGGAAGGTTATCTAGGTACAACACCATCAGCTAATTTGACTAGAAGTCCATTTGGCACATAAAGGAATAAATCATGGCAACATCAGACATCTTAGGTTTATTCGCAAGCCCACAACAGTATGAGCAACAGCGTCAGGCGGCTATGGAAGCTCAAGCCTTGCAAATGGCTCAACTCAGTCCTATGGAGCAAGGAAGATTTGGCATTGCCCTTGGCGCACAACAATTAGGTCGTGCCATTGGTGGTGCTTTGGGTGGTGTTGATCCGCAATTGCAGAAGATCACTCAGCGTCAACAATTGCTTGGCATGATTGACCCAAACAACCCAGATTCTTATGCTCAAGCAATCAACACTGCACTGCAAACTGGTGACCAAGAAGCCGCATTCTTGTTGCGTAACGAGATGATGAAGGCTAAAGAACAAGCCGCTGTTGCAGAAACTCGTGGCTTTGAGCGTGAAAGATATTTGCTTGAGCGTGGTCAAGGTATGCAACAGCGTGGCATGGAATCACGAGCATTAAGTCTTGCTAACGGCATAGACCCTGATACTGGTGAACCAACAACACCATTATTTAACCCAACAACTCAAACATTTAATCAAGATATTGCAAACCAGTTGTTATCTCAATATGGTCAAGTTGGTGCAAACATTGTCAAGTCTAGACTTGAAGGTATTCAAGGTATTGAGTCTTTGCAATCCAAGCAACTTGAATTTAAGGCATTGAGACTTGCAAAAGGAATAAATCCTGAAACTGGTGAACCAACAACTCCATTGGTTGACCCAACAACCAAAACGATTAACCAAGATGTTGCTAGTGCCTTGATAACAAGTTATGGACAAGCTGGCGCAAATATTGTTAAGCAAACACTTGATTCAATGCAAGGTATTGAGTCATTACAAGTTCAGCAACTTGCCAAGACTTTATTTAATGAGGATGGAACTCGTAACCCTGAAGTCGAGAAAAAACTGTCAACAACTATTGCTGGTCGTGAGATTCTCAAGAAACTTGCGCCAGAAACGAAGGAACTCAAGAAAGGTGAGAAACTTATTGAGCGTCAGCCAGATGGTACTTGGAAATTTATTACTCCAGATGGTCAAGCAGTACAAACTGCATCTTCTGACAATGCAATTCAATCATTGATTGCTGGTAATGCAATTCATCCAACAGTGTTGCCTTACGCTAATCAACTTGCTAAAAACTTTGCAAATCTTGATTTTGAAGATCAAAATGTGTTAATGGAAAAATTGACAAAGTTGAATAGTGATGCTCAGAAATATGCTTCTGAAAAGAATGCTAGAGATCAGTCAAGAGAAACAAGCAATGCTCTTAGAGAGTTGAATATTGAGTTGGCTAGAATAAAAATCAAAGATGCACAAGATAAGCAACAAAAAGCCGCTGATGGTAAAGAAATCAAACTTGCTGATGCCACTAAGTTGGCAGATAAGGCAGGGATGGTTGATAAGTTGAGTGACTTGACTACATCATTTAAGCCAGAATTTGCTGGTTATGTGACTAACAGTGCTGGTGACATTGATGTATGGGCGGCAGGAAAATCAAATGAACCCAACAGAGTTGCATTGTTCCAATGGTGGCAGTCATATCAAGATCATGTCAATAAAGTCAGAAATGACTTGTTTGGTGCGGCTTTGACTGCTCCTGAAAAGGCTGAGTTTGACAAAGCTATGGTGACTAAAGGTATGAATCCTGCACAAGCCAAAGCGAATCTTGATAGACAAGCAGAAATTGCTAAAAAGGCATACGACAAACTTGATAATGTGTTGCGTGTTCAAGGGTATAGCAAAGCCGCATTGGATGCTTTAAAACCATCTAGTTCTTTGCCACCACTGGCAAGTTTTGTTATTCAAGGAAATAATGTCAATCCATTAAACATAACTGGCGGCAGGAGATAAAACATGGCAACTATTGATCGTCAAGCCGCTAAAGCGGCAGGGTACACAGATGCACAAATTGACAAATTTGAGCGTGAAAATGGCTTGACTCCTAGTGCTCCAGCGACACAAACTGCACCAGTTACAACTCAGGTACAAAGACAAGAACCGCAAGCAAGTTCATCAATGACACCAAGTCAGGTTCTTACTGGTGCTGTAATGAATTTCCCAAGTTCTTTGTATAGCATGGCAACTGATGTATTTAAAGCAGTTACAGACCCTGTACAGACCGCAAGAGACTTAGGAACTTTGTTTGTTGGTGCAACATCT